TTGAACATTGGCAATTCTATTGCCGCGTCCAATAATACCGTTCCGCTCGTCAGAACCCGGCCCTGTGTGATGCGATCTCTTTCTGCTGAGAAAGAGTTCGAGATCACAAACTTACCGACGCCGCTGTTCAGTTATACTGGACGGCCGCATGGTAAGAGGACCAGGAAGGAGCGATACGTTGTCGCTCCCACCTTGCCTTTCTCTCTGTCGCTACCCCTGTTTGACGGGGGCAAATGGTCGGTCCTGGCATCGCTTGCAGCCTTGAGGCGCAAGTAAGCGCCTCGACTACAATCTTTGTCAGGAGGTTCCTATGGCTCTTTCTGCCGCGACGATCTCGTTTGCGTCAAAGACGCTGAACAAGATCAACAGTCCCCAGTACGCCTCTGAATACTTATTCAGGGACGCCACCGAGGAGTACCGTGTCAAGATTCGGCATTCTCAAACGAATGCTGGTTTTGATCGGCACAACGTCGAAGCCACGCACACTGTGTGGGGCTCTGGCGGAAACCCGGACACCGTTCGGAAGTCGTATGTGGTTATCGAAGTGAAACCCACAGACGACACTGTGGCACTTACGGCGGCGCTCGCAACTTTTTTGACTGCGAGTACCAACGATGTGCTTACAGAACTGAACGACTGGGAAGTTTAGACGATCGTGAAAATGATCTTCTAAACGCTCTGAAAGATCTAGTCGACCTTTCAGAATTCCGAGTGGACTGAAGTCGCTGCGGACGTGCCGCGTGGGACATTTCAAACTCTGATAAGGAGCTTGTATGTCTAATCGCCACGTTCGGGAACTACTTGAAGTTGTCCATTGCATCTTCCAAGATGCCGTGTACAACTTCCCGACGCTCGCGGGTGAGTTCATCAAAGATGAAATTCGCCTGCGTCGTCTCGTCGAATCGCGCGGCATCAACGCCCTTTGCGTTGATCTCGTGCGTGTCGGCAAGCACCTTGATCGGTGTCTTGCTGACGGTGAGTACAAACTCTCTGGCCTACCGGGCACCGCCCGGTACTCAGAGAGAGTAGTGATCCCGAAGTTTCTTCGGGGACTCTACTTACTCGTATTTGACGAGATGGGACGTTTGAAGGAGGATT